AAAACTATATAATTTGTTTGCTTCGGCCATTTGGAGCCTCTAAGGATTCGACGGCGTGAAGTTCTGTGAATTCGGATCGTATTGCGTAGATTTTTCTACGACCGGCGCTTTTCTAGGCTTGTCTTGCATCAGCATTTTCATGATCTCGCTGTTCATTCCGACGCCGGCCGATGAACCGGCACCTAGCGGCCCGCTATATTTGCGGTATGGTTGCGTCGGATCTTGCAAGAGCGCGGCCAGCTGCACGCGTTTCTCGTCAGGGTTAAAATTAAACATTGAGTTCATGTGAGCATTCCTTATCAGCCAAATTTGTATCTAGCAAGCAACCCGCCAGCCGTTCCTAGCGCCCCGTACAACCCAGCATTTGCGGCATTGGCGTTTGCCGACTGGATACCGTAAGCATCCATAGCCGATTGGCCAGCCGCTTGGGCTCCGGCAAATATTGGAGCCGGGGCAATATTGGTCGGCTGGTAGCCCTGGAATTGCGGCATCTGAATCTGCGAACCGGACATCAGCCCCGTAATTTCGTTTAGCGGCTGCTGGCGCAGGAATGACTGGCGTTGCAGCTCGGCCTGCTGGGCTGCGTTCTGCGTTCCGAGTTGCGAACTTGCCTCGTTAAATCCCTGCGCCCTGGCGCCGGTATCTAGCCCAATGCCTTGTATTGCCGCTTGCGACAGCAGGTCGTTCTTTTGCTGGTTTACGTCCCGCATCGCGTTCCCGTAAGCCTCGCCACCCGGAACCAGCCCTTGATTAGCCAGCCTGGTCCTCGTCTGCGCGTCCATGCGCTCGATCTGCGGCTGCAGACGCGCCATGATCGCCTCTTGCCCTGTCGTGCCCGCGTTTACCGGCATTCTGGCGAGGTTTGACGTATCAATACTGGTCTGCAATCCCGGGCTCGTCGGAGCAAACGGCGTCGCCAGCGCAGTCCTGGCTGTTCCGATGCCCTGCTCGCCCAGGTTGGCGAGCGACTTCTGCACTCGCTGTTGAGCCTGCAACGCGGCCAACGCGTCAGGTGTTAGCGTTTGCGTGATCGTCGGCTGGTCGTTTGTGCCAAACGTAACCGTCTGGCCGCCAAGAGGACCGCTAACATTGGGATTGTTGATACGCCCTTGCAGGCGAGCCGTGGCCTCGTTGGCGGCGCCCTGCGCTGTTGCGGCGCCAGCGTAGTCTGGCGGTGGTGGTGCAGACGGTGCGGATTTACCCATGATTAATCCTTTTGCTGTAGCGTTTATCTAAAAACCGGCAGTCGTCGCGGCGCAGTGTGTAAAACACAATGTCGCCATCCGGGCGCCCTTCTCGAATCCGGCCTTCTTCGGTAAATCCCATGTTCGTCACCACTTTTGCGCTTTGTTCGTTGTCGCTACCAACCGGAACTATGATCTTTTCAACTTGGCAAATGTTAAACGGGTAATCAAATATCGCCGCAAGATAAGCCGGAGTCAGCTGCCCTTCGATAGCAAAATGGCACCAAATGGTTTTGTGATTCCAGTTCTCATACATAACCCCTGCAATAATCTCATCATTGCGTTTTAACCCTATTGCCGTTGCCCTGCCCTCAAAAAATCCACCGTCTACACGTTTGGCAACCCAGTGCCCGACATCGGCACTGGATACTATATCCCAGCCCATCCGGTCTGAAACACAATGTCCGTTGCTGCCCACTCAATCTGCAATCCAGAACTGCTGCTTTTTAGCTGGATCCCGCCGCAATAGCCGATGCCAGTAATGCCCTGCCAGTTGTTCGTAATCTGGAGCCCAGCGCCCCATAGACCTGTATCCCATACAGACGTATCCCACAATCCCACAGCTGTCGGAGAAAATGACAAGCTGGCAGTGGTGTCAGCGGTATCAAAGTCGACGTTCATGCCTACAAATACAGCAGGCACACCGTCTGTAAATATGCTCGGCCGGGCACGTGTAAAGTATTTTTTAACACCTCGGCTCTCAAAGTAATTAAACGCCTGCAAAACGGTCGTTTGAATGTTTGATGTGCCGTCGACATAGCCGTTGTCCCAACCCTTAAACACGCCGCCGTTGCCACCGAAATACGGATCGTCGTTAAAAGTCTCCCAACAGTTCGCATTCCAGCCGGTAAAATTGCACCATGCTTTTGTGATGTTGTTCATCACAAATTGCTGCTGCTGCCCTTCTGCAACCGGCACATTGATCCACAGCGCGTTATTCTTTGAGGAATACAGTATTTCCCAGCCGAAATTAGAACCGTAGTTGACCGTCGCCGTGGTGATAGCGCCTTGAATTTTATTGCTCAAAGCCACCCGCGGATCCAGCCGGGAGCTCTGCAACGCAGATGCCAGCGGCAGCAGTCCGTCTAAGGTAATTATCAACAGGTCGCCGGAGTATTTCATCATGCACCGCTTGCCGACCGGGGAGCCCAGCTTCCAGACACCGGCCAGCGCCCACGTAGCATCGCTTGACGGATCTGTGCCGCGCCAGACAATGACCTCGCCGTTGCTGGTCACAAATACCAAGTTATCGTCGGCGCCGTAACCCGCATCCAGCGTCCAGGTATCCAGATCAACCAGAGTACCGCCGTATTTGGCTATCTGGCTCATGTCAAGAACCTGCGCCGCGCCGCCTACCGCGCCTGTCGGCAGATACCATGCTTTGAGCGTGTCTTTCTGGATAAACCATACGCGGTTTTTAAACAGCGAGATATTGCTTAACGTCGTGGTTGTAACGCCGGTGATAGCAATTGTCGAAATGCCGGTAATGCTTTCCCACGTTGAATTGTTGTAGAGCAGCGGCGCATCGACCCCGTTCACGCAGTAGAGATAGCTGCCAGCCGCGGTGGTGACGTTGATGTGCTCCCACTTGGCATTTGTCAGCCCGGTCTTGACAGCTGCCCCTACAGCGCCTTGCGTGGTGGCGTCGTAAATCGATGTTCCCGCCCATGCAAACAGCTTGTTAGTAGTGCCGGTTGAATAATTAACTAGCGTCTGCACCTGACCGCTGATGCCGGTTGCCCAGTTCTCATACCCGCCGCGCAAAACCAAATTGCTCACGCCGGGAAAATAGTTTGTCAGCTGATAGGCGTCGATGGGCTCCATGTTTGCGATAGAGTCTCGCGCATTCCAGCCGCCGACCGGCGCCGGGATAGATGCCACCCGCGCAGCAGTCTGCTGCACCAGCGCTCTGCTAGTTCGGGCCATACCCGCTGTCTGGTATGTTGTCGTAGCCGATCAGCACAGTGCCCGGCCGCGGCGCAAAGCTCAGATTTGCAGATGACATGTCTAGCGCCATCGCTGCTTCGAGCTCATACAAATAATTGCGGTACATCGCCGTAGTGTCGAAGCCTTTGGCCTCAAAATACTTGAGTTTGGTTGACAGCACTATCAGCCGATCAGGGTAAATCGTCGTGTCGGTGTCGACCGTAAAACTCGTTTTTACAGCCCCGGCAGCAGAATTAGCCCAACCGTTAGACCTGTATTCGTAACCAAGATACTCGGCAGCCGAGGTGCCTGGCCAAACTTGGAAATAAGCACCCAGCAGGCGCCAGCGGATCCGCGGGCCGGTCGAGATGTAGCCAGACAACAGCCATTCCCATTGCTGCGCGTCCTCCGGTCCCAACATTTCCCAATGCTTGGATTTATCCCACATGCTGCGCGGCACCAAAGCCTCGTAATCGCTCGGCAAATCGTATTTCATTTTCTGAAAGTAGGCAGTAGCAGAAGCCCCGCCAGCGGCTGCAAAGTCCTGGTTGAGCGTAACCTGCGTTCCGCTGTCAACAGACGCTATGAACGTGTTCTGGTTGATTCCAGACCCCTGCACTTGCCAAGTTGTGTCCAACCCAACAGTCGACGGAATGCCGGTAATCGTCCTGGCTGCCGTGGTCCAGTTTCCGGTGGTTGTCAGATACTCAGTATAGAAAGCCTTCTGCTTCGTCATTGCTCGCCAGTTGTGCCGGCGCAGCAGCTCGTAGCCCGTTGCGTTCATCAGCGCAAGGATTTGGATTACGTCCTGATTTGTATTGCCAGCAACCGAAACGGGCGTAGAAACGCCCAGTTCGTTTGTGACCTGCTGCACCAGCTGAAGCATCGTGCTCGACATGTTTACGCCTCTTTACGCGGCCTTCCGGGCTTGCGGGTTTCCATCAGCATCGCCATCTGTTCTTTGAGCTCGTTTAGCTCGCGGCGCGTTGTTTCCAGCTCGGTAGTGTTCGCGGATTGGTTTTTTCTCGCCAGATAAGCGCGTGCTCTGTCTCTCAATCCAGCGCCGCCCATGCCGATCCGTTGCAGCTGGCTGTCAGACGCCGTTGCTACCTGCTCGACGGTTTGGAATTTAAGGATCTGGAGTTCGGCCATCTGGTGCTTATTAAATCCCTCGTCATCGTCCGT